AGATAAGTGTTCACATAATTTCGGAGAACTGGGATCTAGTTTTAGAATACGCAACGCAAAATAGTGAATAAATTTCAAAAATAAGACGGATATTATTATTTCTCCTCTGTATTTTATAATTGTGTTTGTGGTTCCGTCATTATATGTATTTATTACTTTATGTGGTAATGATAGCCTTTTAAACAATTGATCGAAATAACTGTTAATAGTTTTCTCTTGTGGTGTATGTCTCGAGTTAAAAACCATCAAGATAAGGTCCTTACTAGTAGGAGGAGTTGCCGTTTCCCAGAATAAGTCGAATAGTGTTTTGAATAACGATTCTTCATGATTTGAATAATCCTTACTTAATTCTGTGTTATAATAATTAACTCTTTCTTGTAAATGGTCTGTCATCTGTATTAATAACCACTCCCAAACAATAATAAAACTATATATATTCATAGTATTAAATGTCGTCCGCTCTCACCTCCTCCGCATCCGCTTCCGCCTCCCTCCCCGACACCATCGCCATTCTCTCAGAGATATGGAATACAAACGCGGTCATCCCCGGCAACGAGTATATCCTTGACCGAATCCACGCCTACGTGAAAACCCAGCTCCCGCAATCCATCAAGAACTACCAGACCGCGCACGCCGAACGCGAAACCCGGAAGAAATCTCTCGCAGTTGCCGCCGACGAAATCACAGAGACCTTCCTAAATAAGACCAAATATTTCTATTGTCCGGCGTCCGAGTTGTATTTCACGTATAACAACCAGGTTCGGTATTCGTTGATACACGAGGATGAGATTCATCACCGCATTCTCTCGTTCACCTCTTTCACCTCGTCCGCACCCAGCACCTTCGGTGCTTCCGCAGACTCGGTGGCTATCTCGGCGCCTGTCTCGGAAGCCTCCGGTGCCAAAGGCACCTCCGCATCCTCATCAGTTGCCTCGTATGATGGTGCGTTCACGAGCATAGCGAGCGCGAGCATTAGCACGAGCATTAGGTATAAGATTAAAACAAAAATCATCAAAAGTATCCAATCCCGCGATATTCTCTCATCCATCCCCGAATCCCGCACCATCCAGAATGTCATCGGCCTCCTCTACCCCGCGCTCTTCCGCACCCGCGATCACGCCAAGTATTTCCTCACCATCCTCGGTGATATTCTCCTAAAGAAGTCCGGTTCCGCGTCCACGTCCGCGGCTGTCGTCTACTTCGTCCCCCCCGTCGCCAAAGAATTCATCAAAGATCTCGGCGTGCAGGGCTACGGTGTCTTCGGGTTGAACTCTGGCGCGTTTTCCACCGTATTCAAGTTCAAATATTACGAACACCAGTATAAGGATTGCCGGATTGTGGATATTCACGCCGCTGCCGCTGCGTCATCGTCCTCGTCGTCCTCGTCGTCGTCGTCATCGTCCTCGTCGTCATCCTCGTCGTCCGCATCCCTTCTCCGTCTATCGCATTTACCCGAATTGAAATCCGCCGTCATTGACTTATTCTGTGTAGCCGCGCATTATTCGCACCGGTTCGGCAATGCGGACGATTTCTTGTGCCTTCATTGTAAGACACCGGAAGTTGCCAACCACGCGTTCTATTTGCGCGACCGCACCGACCCGCAAATCATCCAGGAGTTTGTAGAATACGCGACGGAACCCGCATCCGCCGACCACGAGATTTCAATGACGAATATGCTTTACTTGTGGAAGATGTATCTCTCGGAGTTTCGTTTGCCAACGATGTTTTTTGCCGCGACATTGCGCGCGAAGCTGGTAGAATACGCATCGGCATCGGCGGCATCGGCGCCCCCGTCCGGGACGGACGCATTCCCCCACCGCACCAGTCGCTACCTCCCCGTCGTCAGCCAGTTCCGCCAATTTTGGGGCGAACATTGTGTCGTAAATGATACAGAAATAGAGTTGGAAATTGATGAACTTTCAACACTATTCAAGGACTACGCCGCTGCGTCCGCGTCGGCTTCCGCATCTGACACCACTCTTCTCGGTATACTCCGCCATTTCTACCCCGATGTTATTATTGAAGACGATAAGTATATCCTAAATGTGGGGTGCGCGCTGTGGAATAAGAACGCCGAAATCAACGAATACCTGGAACAATTCCGCGACCATTGCGTCGCCCTGAATCTCTCGTTCCCTCAACCATTATACAACGCGTATGAATATTATTGCGGGAAGTGCTACTTGGCGGCGAAGCGGCGCATTATTAGCAAGCGGTATTTTGAGAAGTATTTCGTGGATGAATACGCCGAATACCTGGACGATAATGGGATGATTACGATAAAGTGGTGGGCGGTGGACTACGAAGACGAGGCGGAGGCGGACGCGGACTACGACGACGACGCAGCATTGTCATAAAAGTTATATAGAATCGCGTGTGTTTCCTTCTTCGCCTCGGGATGAAACATAAAACCGTATACGCGACCCTTTTCAAATTCAAACGCAGCCGCGTGGCGACGACCATCGCGGAACTCGCGAAACCACGCAATCTCTCGGACACCTGCTTTCTTGGCGGCGGGGGTCACGACGGGGAGGTCGTGGAAATAGACATACGCGTCTACTTTTCTTGTGTTTTCTTTACAGTGAAATATCGGGTCACTTGAGAGTTCCACTTTTACATCCTTATTCCAATAACTATTGTATGGAATAAGGTCGCCCCCATAATACGACATTAAAAATTGACAGCCGTGGCATATTCCTAGCACAGGTAACTTTGGAAAATGGAACAGATAATACAGTTCCAATTCTAGTTCATCCTGTGGTTCGTCTGGGCGAACGCGATACACCGAACCGGGAATAATCAAACCACATACATCTTTACGCCGTATTATCGCAGGGTCACATTTCGCCACGATTTCATACGGTATATTTCGTGTCTTGAATGTATCGTATAAATTCGCGAGTTGGTTCACATTATTAGGTTTATTTCTGGTGATGATTAGTAACATTGATCGGTCGGTCAGTCGGTTTCGCTCGGTTTCGCTCGGTTTCGCTACGCTACACTACACTACACTACACTACACTACGCTACACTATCGTGAGACAATTTTCCCTCCTTCAATGTATATTTTCTTAGGAAATGTGTCGGCAAACCCAGAGTCGTGAGTAACTACAATCATCGTACTTTTTTTCGCCATTTCATCCATCATCTGGATGACATATTTCTTATGAAACGTGTCTACGGCAGCGGTTGGTTCATCCATAATCGTAATCGGTTTGTTACTCAAGTAGCTCCGCAATAAGTAAATAATCTGGCGCTGGCCTCCACTCAATTTCTCGCCTCTCGCCCCCGCCATCGTATCCAGGCCCTGGGGTAGTTTCTTAAACACGTTCATTATTTTCAGGCGGTCCAGGATTTTGACGACTTCTTCTTTCGGTGTATTGGTCGCGTAGCATATATTATCCAGCACCGACCGATTGAATAGCACCACTTTTTGCGACACAATGGATAGTTTACTTCGCAGGTATTCGCGGTTAATATTGCGACTATCTTCCCCGTCAAAGAGAATCTGTCCCTCGGTCGGCTTGAAAAACCCGGACAACAATTTGATAATGGTGGATTTTCCGCTGCCGTTTGTTCCGATGACGGCGACACGGTCGCGCGGGTTGATTTTGAAAGAGACATTGTCTAGTGTTTTCGGGAGGTCTTCGCCGGATATGTCGGTAGTAGTGGCAGCAGGCGTCCCCGTTTCCGGGGATGCGTATCTAAACGACACGTTTTTAAACTCAATATCCCCTGTAATAGGTATATCTGTCTTATGCCCGATATTATCAGCCTTATCTACTAAAAGTTTGCGAATATTCAATTCATTTTCGGCAAGCTTGCCATACTCCGCAATCACAAGAATGCTTCTATAGGACGATGTCTTGATATACCGAATGAAAAACAACATAATAATGATGACTTTTATGGTGGAAGTGCTGTCAATTTTATGATTTTTATACAAACGAAGTATGACATATACGTATATTACCAGTATTATTGTAACGAGGATTGACATCGCATACCCGCCTTTGGACGTGCTCCATAATTGTGTTTCGTGTGCGTCGTCGTATATACTGTGTCTATTCGTCAAGAATTCCTTTTCATCCTTGATTTTCTTAGTACATATAATACTAATAGAATTACTCAATACGTCATCAATGTTTGACATCAAATTCTTCTCTTCGTTTTCTCGTTGTTCGGACGTGTTCTTCGTATCTAATAAAATATAGTAATACGCGATGAAGAACAACACAAAAACGAGTAACGTCATACCCCCAATAAGTGGGTCCAAATACACTATATACGAGAGAATTACGATAGTCGTAAGCACAAACGTCACCACCCAGTAAATGAACCGGCCGGTAAATGACGTGACTGTATTCGGTATCTTCAATGTTTTGATGATGTGATTCGAGATGTCTTCTTTTTCATAGTTCACCTCAATATTCTTGAAGATGACGTCGATTAACTCGAATCGTATAAACTTCTCCATCATCGGGTAATAAATCTTGTCGAAATAATTGCCGACCATATACACGGTATCCACGAATACGCTTAATCCGGCTATCTTTAATAGAATCGTAATAGAATTCTTGTATTCCAGTTTATTGACAGCGGCTGTAAAATGCGAAAATAGGTCGGACAATACAATCATCTCAATGGGATTGCATATCAACGTTGTTATAATCGTTATGGCGACCCATAGTTTGTTTTGTTGTAGAAAATCTAAAATATAACCGACAATAATGTTGTTATTTGTGAACATACAAATACGGTTATAACCTCCGATAATACTATTATAACATCCGATAATAATAGTATTACACACACACACGCGGTCGCATATAGAACTTAACGGCGCTTGGGAGTAGCAACGAGACGGCTGCGCTTGCCCGACTTAGAGTTAATCTTAATGGCGCCAAACTTACCCTTACGAGCAGTGTAGCCATACTTACGCAGGCGGTTCTCCTTCTTGGCGGTCACGTGCTTCTTCGCGGACACAATACGGCCGTGCTTGTTAAAAATCAGCTCTGAGCGGCACAGGCCACCGGGGGTCTTGTAGGCAGTTCCGTGCCACACTTGGGCGCGAGACCCTTCCAACATTTCGTATTTCTTGCCGTGCATGTGGTAATAACCATCATCACTACGGTCGCAACGTTTCACCATTTTACTAAATCTCTCGTTATAAACTATCATTAGAAAATATTCATTCATTCATTCATTCATTCATCAGAAAGAATTTGTCACCGGAGCGCCATATCCGCCAGGAGCGCCCGACCACCGACCAAACCGGTTCAGATTATTCACCGCATATACCTTTTTCACATTTTTGGTTTCGGTGGCGACCCGGATATCTTGCGCATACCGCATCTTCTTTGTTATATTGGTGTTATTCGTGGATGTCGCCATTCCAGCAGTAGGATTCCCTAGGGTGGGGCATTTAAAATACGGAACGCGGGCCGGGTCATTAATAACGACGGGATTCCCCGATGCGTCATATTGGACGAGTGCGTCACCGATGCGGTAAATATCATTACAGGTGAGACCCATCCCGTAGGTGGTACGATAGCGCGGAGCAGCCATAGCGAGGGAGGGTGCGGTGCGGTGTGTCGCTAACGATACATATTCTCCGCAAAATAAAATTGAATGTGATTTAAACCTATATTCGTCATATACAGCACCCCGTTCGCGTTCGCAATGCCACCCAAAGTTTCTACTAAAGCCGCCGCCGCCACCGCCGCCACCGCCGCCACCGCCGCCACCGCCGGAGGAGAAGACCTCCAGAAATATCAAAAGATGACTGACCTAGAACACATCCTCAAGAAACCGGACACCTATATAGGCACGATTGAACCCGCAGAGACAATGGAATATGTTATGGACGTAGCTCCCCCCGCTGCCGACGCCGCCACCGCCACCGCCGCCGCCATCGCACCCCCTGCTCTACTCACCCGACGCAATATCACCACCATCCCCGGTCTATACAAGCTCTTTGATGAAGGTATGGTAAATATGCGAGACCACGTTGTCCGCCAGGCCCAAGCCGTTGCCGATGGCAAACCCGACGCACTTCCCGTGACGACATTGGAAGTAGAGATTGACCTCGCCGACGGAACAATTCATATGACAAACGACGGTAACGGTATTGATGTCGCCCAACACCCCGAACATAAACTCTGGATTCCTGAAATGATTTTCGGCCATCTTCGCACATCTACCAACTACGACGAAGGCAAGAAGGAGAAAATCGTCGGCGGGAAGAACGGGTTCGGGTTTAAACTCGTCCTTATTTGGTCGGTATGGGGTCGCGTGGAGACGGTGGATCACGTTCGTGGTCTGAAATATACCCAGGAGTTCAAGAACAACCTCACGGAAATTGTACCCCCCGTCATCACCAAGTCCAAGGTCAAGCCTTATACTCGCGTCAGCTTCCGCCCCGATTACACCCGATTCGGGATCGCGGGCAATAATCTCACCGCAGATATGGTCGCGCTCTTCTTGAAGCGCACCTATGATATCGCG